GGCACAATAATATTAAATCAATAGAAAATAATTTAAATTAACTATTGACAAACCTGGGACAATCCTTTATTGTCCCAGGTAGAAAGGATATATTATGACTTTAGAAGAGTTTGAAAAAATAGCAAAAGACATAGAGGCCAGGGCAGATTTTATAATCTCTTGGTGGGCAAAAAAATATAATAAAACAATTTTTAGAATTGGTTCAATGAACAAAGAGGGTTGCAGAACCTGGGAACAGGATGGCAAAAAATATATTTGTTTTTGGGATGTTGTAATTAATAGATACACAACTGCAATTGACCCAATGATAACTTATAAGAAAGCGAGGAACTAATGACATTGCGAGTGTGGCCTTGGCCAATACCCAGAAAGGAAAATAAATAATGACCAGTTTTGAATTTTACTGCTGTATTTTCTTTTTTGGCGTTATTGTCAGTCTAGGGCTGATGGTATGACCGACAAAGTTAAACAGGTGATATGGGTCTTCGATATCGAAGAGAATAAGAAAAAAAGGATTAACCTGCAAACTTTGCTCAATCGGGCCAATCATTCTTTTAGGCATGAGAATATAAAATACTTTGCCTTGGAGAAGGATCGGGACGAATTTGCGAAGGATTGCAGATCCTGATCCCTGGTCTTATCAAGTAGATATACTTGTGCTGTCAATGGACCTTACAGCCGATAAGACCTGGGATCAGGTCAAGTGCACCTGCCGGCCGCCCTCTACTCGCTTGATGCGGTACTGGCGGTGGTGAAGGTAAATGCTTCACCTTAAACGCGCGGGCGTTGCACCTGATCCCTGGTCTATTATGCAACCGGGCTGAGAGTGCACTGCAACTCCCGCTGTGTGATGGACCTGGGATCAGCGCGCCCCATGAGTGATTGTATATTTATATGCATGAGGGTGAGAGGTGTTAGCTGGTCAAGAGCTCGATTAGTGAGGGTGTACGGCTCTATAAACTGGACCCCAGCAGATCTTGCGGCTTGCAAGCTTCAAGCCGCAAGCTACAAGCTACAAGCTTGACAGGTACAGTATAAAGGATTATATAGGATATTATGAAAGTAAAAGAAGCAAAAAAAATAACTGATAGTTTTACCCGAACGACTAAGATGCCGGGCCTGAGCTATTCTCTGCCAGCCTGGGAGTGTAAAACGGGCAGCAGGTTACGAAAAATAAAAGGCAGCGTCTGCGCCAGCTGTTACGCTCTGAAGGGTAACTACACCAGATATCCAGAAATAAAAAAAGCACAATACAGAAGATTGAAGGCCATGCGCTCACCGTTATGGGTCGAAGCAATGATCACCGTTATCAAACGCCAGAAGTGGTTCAGATGGCACGACGCCGGAGATGTTCAAGACCTGGAGCACTTAAACAAAATTTTTGAAATCTGCAGGGCAACACCAGCAACAAATCACTGGTTACCGACGCGGGAAGCTTGGATCAAGGAGCACCTGCCAAGGAAGCCGGAAAATTTAGTTATTAGGTTTAGCCCGCCGATGATTGGCCAGCAGGTTGACACCTGGCCAAACTCTTCAATGGTCGTAAATGAAGGCGCCAATTGTCCGGCGCCTTCTCAGGGTGGTGAGTGTGGAGACTGTAGAAAATGCTGGGATCCTTCCGTAAAAGTTGTTAAATACGGCAAACATTAAAATGACTTTCAAACATCCTAAATATTACAAAGAGCTGGAGAAGATTAGAAAAGAGTTCGAGAAGCATCAAGCTTCAAGCGCCAAGCCTCAAGCACCAAGCGACTCGAACAACAAGCCGCAAGCTTCAAGCCCCAAGCAACAAGCGTCAAGCTCCAAGCCGCAAGCTGCAAGGTCCAAGACCTGAGAACCACGGAAAAGTTTCACGTCTCCCGAGCCGAGGTGCTCGACTAAGATAAAAGTATTCTTCGGATGCTTAACATGGAAGCTAATTTGGTGAGGTGACAAACGCACCTTGTTACTCTTCGTAACTTTTAACTCTACTGTGAAAAAGTGGCCAGAAGTATTACAGGCCAATAGATCAGGAGTCCCAAGTAAGCTATTATTCTCCAGTCTAATCCACGAAATATTAGGTAAAAATTTTTTAATTTTTTTATATAATTTACGCTCTGGTGCCATGCGTTTTTTAGGGTTACATCGTCGTTCATTAATAGTCCTTTTGAAGTTTATCTGGCAAGATAAGACTCGAAGGCTTTTCAGTTTTAAGAACTAATCTATGACTATGATGTCCAGGTAAACCAATAATTGGATGTGCATTTTCATGAACTTCCATACGTCTTATCGCATGTAGTTTACCATTGATCTCTACAAATATGACTGCGTTCTTGACCGCTTCAGACCCTTCTGTAAAAGAACCTAAAAATTCTTGCAGATCTTTTACTCTCATGATTCCTTCTGTCTTAACTTGTCGGATAAATCCTGTATCACACTTTTATAACCTTGCAATAAGTTTTTAGTTTTTTCTAGCTCAGATGCTTTTTCTTGCAACCCGTGCATCTCCTTCCTAAGCTCACCATTCAATTGACGGTGACCTTCGTTTATGTCTTCTAAATCTCTCACCCGTAACTGTAGTCTTTCTATTTGGACTTCTAGATCATGTTCTCCTCTATCGTCCTTGCGTACTTTCATGATTGACAATATAGGATAGTTACCTTAAATTGTCAACATGGGTGTACCAAAGAGATTAACAGAGATGCAGCGAAGATTTGCAGAGCTTCTTGTATTTGGTGATGAAACAGGACCACTTACACAAACAGAGGCAGCAACAAAAGCTGGATACTCACCGAAACGGGCAAGGCAAGAAGGGTCTGAACTAACAAACCCAAGACTGTCTCCGTTAGTTGTAAAATATATTGGTGAGTTAAGAGAGGAGAGAGTTAGAAAACACGAAGTTACTTACGAGGGACACGTTGCAGAGCTCGCTCGATTGAGAGAAGCAGCTTTGAAAAAAGGGAGTTTTTCTTCTGCGGTAAATGCTGAAGCAAACCGAGGGAAAGCAGCAGGATTGTATATAGACCGCAAAATAATAAAAACAGGAAAGCTAGAGGACCTATCAGAAGCAGAGCTAGAAAACAAAATGAAACAAATTCTATCCGACTACGAACCGCTTCTAAATGCGAAAACTGTTGACGGCGAGTCATCTGAAATTAAATCTTCTGAATCCTCTTTACCCAAGCCAGAGGAATCATAGTCCTATCCCCGAAACTGATACCATCATCATCTCTATCGTAAGAGGCAAAGAGTTTTACAGAGTCCTTATCTTTTGAATACAACCAACCTTCATTAACTGGTCGTGCTAATTTCATTCTGTCAAATTCTTTCTCAGTAGCCCAGCCCGAATCGCTCACACAATCGATCCACTCCACCCGGACTTTTGGATAAGGTATATCGGGAGTTACTCTTGAGGCAATAGCTTTTCTTCTTTTCCTAGGCATAACCTCTTATATCATATAGGGATCTAAAAACTTTGAAAAATTTTAAAAAAATTGACACGCGCGCGCGTAGGGCGCCTAAAAGTACAAAATAATCTGTCCACCTAAACGTAATTTGTACCATAATCTGTCCACCCTAAAGTCATATAAATCAACACTTCTAGACCAAAAGTACAAAAGTACACTTTTTTTTGCTACTTTTTTTAAAAAATTTTTTAAAACTTTTTAGATCCCTTATAGTAGCTGCTTATTTGGCTCGTAAGACAAATTTTTGCCATAATATAGCTCCATTACTGCCATCTTGTCCTCCGCTTCTGCCATCTTCATAAGCAGGGTATCAATCTCAGCAGTAATATCTGGATGCTCAGGTATAATAATCTCCTGGTCACTGTAGCATTTTATCTTATACTTACAGTCCTCAATCACAGCTTTGTATCTAGCTATCATGACTTGTTTTAGTCTATCATTCATAGTTTCTCCTGTAACTCCTTTAAATACTCCTCGTTTTCTTTCTCAGTATTGTATGCCTCTTTTTCGTCAAATTTTAGGTCATGATACATGTCCAATCTTTTCAAAAATTTGTG